AGTCATCAATTTAATGAATTCGATTGTCTCATGAAAAAAGTCAGTGGTTTCACGCTTTATTTCTTTGTTGTCCCTGAGAACCGTTAACAATACGAAAAACATTAAAAGCGTGACGCAGATTACAAGGAAAAGCGCAAATGTCAATAGTGCTTCTGCCTCCACGGTTATAGTTTTTCATAATGTACGGATTTCCGAAACAAACCGCCTGAAAATTGGTTTAGTACTTTTCTACCAATTACTTTCAGGGGTAAGCGCTCACCCGCCTGGCAAGCGCCTTCACCAAATCTACTACGAAGGGTAAAGTTTATTCAATAACTTGCCCCCATTGTTGGTCCTTCGTCGCCTTGGTAGGCGCCTTTATTCTTTTTTTTCATCAGGTTTCTTGAATTGATCCTTTATCAATTTCCATACATAGTCATATCCAAGTACAGCCACCCCAAAGCTTATAGTAAATTGGAAGAAATGGAACTCATTACCATTAGAAAACACAAGCCAATCACACACAGCTAAAATAATAGCAACAAAAAGAGTTATCCATTTAGGGAAATTAACAATTATCTTTTGCATAAATGGCGTTTGAATGTTTTTAGTTAGGACTCTTATAACGTCCGTAACAATAAGCACCGCCAATGAATACTCCCAGTAAATGTATTTTGATAACTCAAAGTCTTCCATGCTTTTCATTTTAAAAACATCCCCCGGCGTCTCCAAGGGATGTTTAATTGTCTACGACTTTTTCGGGCCCAATCGGTTGACCCTGCTGGGAACTTCCCAGTATCTTTAGAAAAGCTTTCAGGGGACCGTCTGCCCCCATCTAGCTCTTTGTAAAACCTACGTCTTTCAAAAAGAGTGTTCTACTATCCATGTCTTTTAAGCTGCTATCATGTAGTGACATTGCTTTCTAAGATCTTCTAAGTATTCTTTACCTAAACTTTCTTTCAATTTCAGCCATCTATCCTTTCGTAATGCCTTTCTAAGAAAAGCAAAATGATATTCATAATTCTCTTTTGTTAGCGTGCTTTCAAATGACGATGTAAGCGGGAAAGTATTTGGTGCCGGTCCTCTGTATACGCGCTCTGATGCAAAGATTTTTTCCCTGGTTTCATCCTTCATTCCATAAGGCAGAATTGAACACTTTCGGGCTTTTCTTGTTATCTCACTCTTTGGTAAGAGTATTTGATCCATCGGTACCTTAGATCTGATTCGCGCCCTGATTGTACTAGCGTTTATTCCTGTAATTTTAGACCACTGGGATAAAGTTTTTGTTTGTCCGTTGTACGTTAATGTTGCTGGGTATTTGTAGGTTCTCAGGTATCCTACCGGCTTGAGCACATCATCTACAGTCCACCCACCATCAAGCCGTCCAAGAATTGTTTTTCTTGGAATGCCGGTTTCTTTAGACCACTGTGAAGCGGTGAGCGTTCTACCTTCAAATGTTATTTTTACTGGCCTCATCTATGAGCGTAAACCATAAAGTAGTCTAACAAATTATATCCAACACCTACCCGTAGCGTTATAGTGTGCTGACCTTCTGTTAAGGTTTCGCTTTCGTAAATCTTAGCCGGTAGTAGCTTGGTGGGATTCTGGAAACTTACCGGAACTTCTGGTCCGTTGTCGATCCTTATAAATCCTGTTCCGTGGTTAGGTAGTTTCTCAGCCCAAAGCTCAACCTTAAATCCTGTGAATGTGTAGGTAACTGTCGAGTTTGCGACGTTCGAATAAGCGATCGTATTTTGAAACCATCCTGTTGCTGTTGTGTTTCCATGGCTCCATCCTGTACTAAAGGTTGCTCGTTCACCATCCACTTGAGTCTGTACTACTGTTGGAGGAGGGGGAGGTGTTGGCTCTGTCGGTAACCCAATCGCAGCATCGTAAAATACCACCTTAGCTTTATACGTCTTTCCTGGTACCGGATGGAAGTAGCGGGCGGTATCATCCCCGAGCGTGTAGGTATAAGTCATCCCATGAGTAGGATTAACGTCTTTTACGTTTTTCCATACTTTACCTACCGAGTCAATCGTAGTCAATGGCCCTGCGTTTGTTTGATGGGTTTTTAGCTTAACGTCTGCTAGTGGCGTTTGCGCCGCTGCCGTGAAGGCAAGGAGTAGAAATATCGTTGATAGTTTCATGTATTTTTATGATATTGTGCTCATGAGTTTTTGTGATACACTTGACCTTATCAAGGACGAAAACGAAGAATACGCCAATAGATTGCGTAAACAGGCAGGCTCTATGTCAAAAGAGGCTCTTATAGAGAAATATATCGAGCTTACTATGGAGCTGAATCGATCAAATAATGACAATAAAAGTCTTTTAGAGTCCCAGAAATATTTGGCCGGTAAATTGCAATCAATCAAGTAATCAACATTTTTATGACACTTGCCGAGCAAACAGAATTCGTTAAAAATTATCATTGGGTAAGAGAGCTTCGTGGGAGAGAGGAAGCAATTAAGGCTCTTCAATCTCTTGAACGCGCAAAGGATGATCTGTATAAAGTTGCTTTCATAGTTGAAAAAGTAGATCCGGAATACTACGAAAAACTGATAGAGCTTCGTAAAAAAATGAGTTCTCTTTGCATTGATTTGCATCATCAAATTGACGGCTATATCTCTTTTTCCTAAACTATTCACGAGTATATCTTTTGAAGTAGTTAAACAGCGCCATCCCTAAAACATCTTGTCCGGCTGCGCTGTAGTGTTGTGCATCCTCCATATCAATAGCGTCTGTATCTACCCAAACACTTGACAAAACGTTGCCTGTTTTCCCTGGATTGTCAGCTAAATAATTGTCCCCTATGTCCTCTAAGGCTGCTTGAACTAATGGAAACTCTGTAGGATCATAAGCAAATCCACCGGCGTCTGTAATTCTATGTATGTACAAGCGCATTTTATTAATCGTAAATCCAGCGGTGACGACAGTTTCAATCAACGTGTTAATGGTCGTAGTCATGTTGGATTTAAACACCGATCCGGCCCCTGTAATGATGGAATCTGTTTCACCTTCCATTATAATCATACCCCTGATGATTGGATCTTTTCTAAAAACGTGAACAATTTCGGTAAGCGCGTTTATTATTAAAGACCTGTACAAAGTGTACAATTGAGCGCTCGACACATTCCAGTCGTTATAAGTTACTGTCGAGATCATAGGCGTACCGCCGACACCCATTTTTATCATCCATGTAGCTTTGTTTTGCCTCCACATCTCATAACCGAATCGCATCTCCATGCCGTGTTGAGTGCCTACGCTTTCAAAAGTCTGATTGACTCCTAATTCAGTCTCCTCCCAATAGCTTTCGGAATCCACCGACCCTGTACCGTTTGTTTGTGTGGGTGGTGTTGGCTTAACTACCATGATCCTGGCCCCAACAGCGCCGTTTAAAGCTGCTGCAATCTCTGTGTTCAATCCTCGGCCGGCCATATTGGACTGACCCCACATCCAGTACACGTTGGCCGGTTCTGGCGTCACGCTAACCCCAACACCAGCAGCCCAGGACTGTAGTAAAGTCTCTGTAGCACCAGTGACGTGTGTATTTGTCATGTATATGTGAGCCAAATAAAAATTACCACCCGCTAAACTTGTAAGCGCCGGTATATGACCCACGTACATTGCATTCGTTGCGTTGCCAGATCCGAATGCAATAGCAGGCGTCGCGGTTGAAGATGTACCGTTTACGTTCATTGTAAACGTGGTGCCATCAAACTTAACCTCCGCCCAATTCCAAGCGTTTGGAGTGATTAAATTATTAGCCGAAAAGTGATTGATAGGAACCTGCCCTACAACGGCTTTAGTTACAACACAGTTAAGTGCGTAAGCCCTTGAACTTGCTGCCCTGTTGTCAACAAACAAACTGAACCCTTGCGCTGTACTAGCCCCGCCGTTGCTTGACATTATCGGCCCAAAATGCGTCGTACCAACCGCAAGCTGATACCATACGACAAACACACTCCAATTGGTATCTGAGTGCCACGTATTAAACGAAGTGGTATTTCCCCAAACTAAAGCTCCTTGAGTGTTAAAGTAAACCCCTTCAATGTTTCCTGAAGGTCTATTAATTAATAAGGCTGTTGGGGTTTGTGTAGCACTTGACCCATTCTTACCGGTAATCCCGGTAATGATCTGGTCTAAATTATCAATCCCGTGAGAGTGTAACGTGTTATCTCTTAAATCAAGCCATTGCGTTGCTGCTGGCAAAACCCACACATCTACAGTAGTTGTTTTATGGGTCCCGTTTATTGTGCCGGTCAGAGTATACAACGCATTAACAGCGCTGTTATATCCAGTCGAAGACCATGTTATAGCCGCGTTATCATAATATCCATCGCTGTATTTAACCCTAACGTTTAGTGGAAGAGGCAAACTACCGAATGCAGTTCCATTAACAACTGACACAGGCACCGGTGAAGCTATACTTACTATTCCACGTTCGGCTAAAATAGATCCTAAAAGACTCATTGACCTAAGTTTTTACATATTACCTCGTAGTCACTTCCTGTTTTAGAAATCACTATCAAATACTTATCACCTGACACGCCAGCTAAAGGACAGGTGTTGTCACCTGTAGCTGTGCCCTCAGAAACACAAAGCGCTGTAGCTGGAAATGTGAATGTCGAACTTGTTGCGTTGAGGGTTACTTTAAGTTTTATTTCATCCCCAGTGTAGGAGATAGTAAATGTGCGCGTCGCTGAAGAGGTTGTAAGAGTGTGTTTAATAGCTGTAAGATCCATTGAAGCGGCATCAACCAAAGCAACAGCAGAATTATCGGTGTCCTGTACTCCGGTTACAGCCCCCGTACGTCCGTTGACAGAAGACACTCCACCGCTTGCTAAATCTGCTATATCTTGCGCTGTAGATTGTTTGTTGACTCCGCCCTGAACAAGCTCCACAAGCTCTGTTCCGGTAAGCGCACCAGCGACCGTAAGTTCCGAGATCTTTTTATTTGCCATTATTCTAAAAGTCTTATTTCACCATCTTCTAAAAGTCTATAATCACCGTCCTCTAAAAGACGGGCGTTATCTATCGCTTCAGTTTCAGCGTTTAGCGTGAACTCGAGAGCGTCATCATTAAGTGTAAAGTCAATCATAAAAACTCAGCTTGACCGTAGGCAATCAAAATCGTATATCCTCCCGCAATGACGTATTCCATTTCGTAGTAATACTTTCCTCTTTCTATATCCGTGTCGGTACTTGGAGCGTTCAATGTAATTTCGTTTCCTGTATTTGCTAAATTCCCAGTCGTGTCAGACCAATCAATCATTAGCAAGCCGCCTTCTCGCTCTTCCCAGATCTTGAAAGTAAAAGCTGTCGCCGCCGAGAAATTCCAGTCATCCCCATTAATATCGTAGAACCGATGCACCCTATTGATGATCGGCTTCCCTGTGTAGAACACAAGGTCTTTTTCTTGCGCTATGAATTCGTTATGAATGTCCACGGCAACACAGGTTACATTTACAATCCTTCTTATGTTTGCCTACCGCTGAGATATGAAAGCCGGTTCCTGTCCTGTTATTCGTACTGCACAGGTAATCGTAAAGCGGATAGTCTGTGTAGTTGTCTTCTAGGAACTGAACTAGTTTCTCTTTCTGGGTTTGTGCCCAACTTTTCACATCTCTGATCAAAGTAGCCATGTCTTTCTCAGTCGCCGCTACTGAATTGTCCTCCACCATTACCCTAAATCCTGACCGTGTGTCCTTAAAATTCGCCTTTGGTATCCAAAACTGGTAAGCTTGCCACGCCAGAAACTTTTTAACATAGGTGAATAATGTTGTATTCGCCGCGGTGAACGAGTTAGGAAACTGACTGACGATTTCGTCGTACAAATCAGTCCCTATAATCATTTCGAGCATTTCCTGAGCCCGCTTAATAGGATTGTCCAGCTCTTTATCAGGGACATTCTGCGATATGTCGCACTCGTTGCGTAAGTATTGGTAGTTTATGAGCTTAGTCATCGCCGCGAAGTTGTTTTACCATGTCGTTAGCCCACGTCATCATCTCAGATCCTCCCCACGCATCAAAAAGAACCGATTCGCACGACTCAGAGTAGGGGTGATCTTTAAAAAGTACTTTCTTACTTAAAAAATTAGAAAGTCTACGTATTTCTTTCGGCCCTAATGGGCGTCCTTCCATGATTGAATTCGAAATCTCCAATCCCGCTTTACTTGAGCACCTGGTTTGCATCTTTTCTTGCCAATCCAACGCTCTTTTGATTGTACTTTTTACCTTAGACGGGTAGTTATTGAAGTGTAGGTTAATGATTTTCGTTTCACGTGAAACGGGTTGCGTAACCGGAGTCACCGGTTGAACTGTTGGAGTCTCGATCAATTCGATTTCTGTGTGATCTTTAACCCATTTTCTTTTCTCTTCTGGTGTTAGTACTTCCCATGCCTGAGGATCGATGGTCTCTAACTCAGGGAATGGATGATAAGCAGTGATTTTAATCGGCTCAGTATAAGGCGTGACCATTTTAGAAAGCAAATCCTGATAGAATCCTATCAAAAGATTCTGAGGCCTTACCACACGCTGTTGCATGAGCTTAACCGCTGCCCTAATCGTGTTACCGTCACCGCCTAAACTTACCCCTTCTGAAATATTAGCAAGTATCGCTGGGACTTTCGTGGCGATGGTGATCTTTTTAATCGCGTGCTCGTCCTGAACTCTGAACAAGTCCGGATTACCTGAAGACGGGAACGCCTGAAGTTCGGGCCACTCTTCCTTATTCGAACCCCAAAACGCCATTATACGATGCCGACTCTTAGCTCCTTGCCCAAAGTTGTTGGTCATCTCCTCGTCAAAGGCTTGCTGTTTAGGAATGTCTTTATCATCAGAGTCCTTTAACCCGCTCGGGTCGTTAGGATCTCCGATCAACTTCATGACCGTATCCTGAAGAAACCCGTTTTCAAGATTCTCATCAAAGTAAACCCCGGCGTTTTTCTCTACCCTCATCCACGTTTTAGCTGAGTAGTAATCAGGTATCGGGTAAAACGGGTGTTTTCGGTCTCTTAACCCTAACCAGTATATTTGTCCTTTCCATCCTGGTCGCGCCGCTTGTACCGCAGCTTGTTCTGTATTCCAAGCATCGTATTCTTCAGTGTCTTTCTGCTTGTAGTATTGAGTCCCAAAATACGGGTTATATTTGATCTTAGAAATTATTCCTTTACTGTCCGGTTCACCCAATCGGCAGTAACCAAAAGGAATGTCGTATATCTCTGTAATGTCGCCTACTTTGTTAAACTTTACTATCGCAGCAACACCCCACTCATGAGCCATCGAACCTGAGCATATGTCATGAAAGCGTGAAAACTTTAACCCTTGCTTGTTTAATACAAGGTTCTCAAGTTCTTCACCTTGATTAAATCCTTCCCCTGCGATAAAGTCTGTGAGTGTTGAAAGACATGAGGTAGCTGTGGGACTTCCGGCGACTAATTGCGCCAGCTCTACCGGGAACCCGTCGTGATCATCAAAGTAAGGTATGTATTTCCCTTGTTTGTCAACTTGTGCTGAATAGGCAAAATTGCGTTGAATTAAGTTGTAAACCTTAACGAAGGATTGTTTTACTCTATCTATCATACCCGGATCAAGGACGCCTTGATACCTAAAAATGACAAATAAGCCCTTAATATTTGTAAGCTAATTGGTTTACATCCTCGTATAGAA